TCATGGATACTTTCACAATATGAAAGAGATTTTATAATAATTCTTGAATTATTATGACTTGTTGGATTTTTTTTATTTCGAATAATATTTTCAAAAAATAATATATTATCTATTTTGTCAATGCCCAAAATTGTATTTACAGAATTCATATCTGTCATTAACCAATCGAAAAATAAGGTTTCTTTAGAACCAGTAAATTTATCAATATTATATTTTACATCACACGCATTTCCAATTGAGATAAACATCTATATATAGTCGTCATACATAGAAAAATAGAAAAAATATGACTCATGTTTGGTCACAAAATTAGAGAGTTTTAAATATCGATTGAAACAATATTCTTGTCTGAACGCTGTTTGCGTTTTGTCGATTTAGGCATATTTGTGTTTTGATTGTCACGGAGTGAAGAAATGCTTACCATAGACTCGTTTTCATCATTACGTGTTTGTGGATTTACATCACGAGTAGATTTTAATCCGGATAGAAGATTGTCTAGATCAACGTTTTGTGGACCGCGCATTTCAGGACGTTTTGATCCTTCATTTGGATTACTATATTGTTGATTAATATCTACACCTTCCTCGCGGAACATTGTTCCACGTCCCATAGAAATATCGGGTCTATTTGGTTGTTGATTTGTGAATTGCATAGAAGAGCGAGGTGGAGGTGCCTGCTCTTGTGTTTTCACTGGTGCTGGTGGAGGACCAAATGATGTGTTTACCTTTTCATCTGGGTGTAATACACTATTTACAAATTCAAAACCGGGATTTTGTTGTCCCATGGTTTGAGCTGTAGCCGCAGAGAACATTTTCATCAATTCAGGACTTTGCTTAATAATATCATTGAATCCGGGAGTAGATGTAGACAGTGCCTTGTTGGTAATGTTTAATACTGCGCCACTGAAAGCAACACGCAGCAATAGTGAGACTTCGGGTGCCATTTTCCCACCTTTGTATTTGTCATGTAATTCAGAAAAGATTTCTTCGTAACTATCGATGTCTTCGTTAATTTGTTCACCCCAACCATCTAGATTTATTCCAAATGGATCAAATACTGCGTTGCCATACTCAATTGAATTGATTAATGTAGTAAACCACCAACCTTGAAGTTTAATACTGTCTTTTTTACGTTTATCGTCCATTGCGGTTTCATATTCATCTTCAATTTCATCATAATCGGAGTCTAATGTAAAACGGGAACTGTGTTTAATAAAACCCTTGTCGTGCCATTCTTCTAGTTTCTTAATCATTGCACGTTTCTTTCTGCGTTTTTCACGATCGCTCATTTTACTACTAGATGATTGGTTTGGGACCTCATTTGTTTTGGTAAAACCATCCCATGTTTTAGTATGACCAATGCTGTCAACTGTAGCCGAACCAATTCCAGATGAAGATTCATGTAGCTTCCGAATTTCCTCTTTTTCTTTTGGCGGTTCACTTGATTTCGAAAAATTAAATAAATTTCCTAAACTGCCTAAACCAGATTCTTCTACTTTTTCTGGTTCTCCAAATTCAACATTTTTAGATAAATCATTCAGTTCACTTTCTAAATTATCTAAGTCTGAAACATCTACTTTGGTAGAATAGGAAGAATTTATTTTTTTATCATTCATCAATAGTTCAAGACCGGGACCAAAATTCACAGAAGGTGGTTCCATTGATTTATCTTCCTGAAGATTGAAAGAAACGGGTTCTAAATCACTTAATCCAATGTCAATGACTTCCATTGTTTAATTATGATAAAGTTACACAATTAATATTTAAGTTCTCCGCATAACTAATTATATTTCGGTGTTTCATATACCAAATTCCTTGTAAAAATGCGTCGGCTAAATCATCCTTCTTTTTTGTTTGAAATAACGGTGTCCAAGAAGTTAGTTGAATATTTTCTTGGAGAAACTTTTCACATATATAAATTCCATCTTTCTTGTGTTTTTGATAACTATTTTCTTGGACAGTATTAATAATTAAATCCTTCAATTTATTCGATGATGAAACATATTCAATATGCGGTATAGTATCTTGCATAATAAAATATTGTGACAACATGCCTTGAAGTGTTTTCATACGTGTAGCAATCGTGGATATTTGATTTTCTATAATTACATGTGTGACTTCTTGGACCCATGATTTTTCATTCAATTGTTCCTTTAAATTTCTACCAATGGATATTAAATCAATATCATTTGCTGTCTTTTTCTTCTTTTTTACAATGGGTTCTAGCATAATTTCTTGGACTTTGATTAAAATTCGGTTAATCATATCCTTTTTTGTTTTAGGAATTTCTAAAAACAAGTTATGTTCTTTGATTAATAATTCTAAATCTTCTTTCGATTTTTTTTGAAGAACTGAATTTTTGAAAATCGGATTAGGTAAAGTCCAAGAAAATTGTTTACATGCCATTTTTGCGTGAGTTTCGCATAAACAATGGTCATTTTTATTATATTTTGCCCTTTTCCCACATTTTTTAGGTTTTTTCCCCTTGATAATGAAATTACAATATAACGGTTCTGGCATATCATTCATTAAATTCAATATTCCCCAGTCTTGGACTTGAAATTGATTATGTTCCATTGTTAAAACACAATATGCCATGTTCTTTATTCCTACATCGAAACTAACGACTTTCATTTTATACATACAAAATCTTTGCGTTTATATTTATAATCAATAAATGTATAAAATGAATATTTTGGAGATACGAGAAGATGAAAAAGAAATATTGACAATATTAGGCAAAAGTTTAAAACATAATAGTCCAACTAACAATACAGAAGAATTTATTTCCGTTGCGAATAAATTATCGCTACGTTTACCATCTCGTATAAAACGGGAATTGGAAGAATTCAAAAAGAATGGTGACAAATATGGAGCATTATTAATTCGCAACTTGCCAAACGAACCTTTTGTAATAACTCCTAAAGATAATAAAGAACATATTGGGGAAACGACTATTTTGGCAAATGTCCAAGCATTATTTAATGAATATATGGGACATATGGTGAGTTATGAAGCAGAAGGAGATGGGTATTTATTCCAAGATATGGTGCCAAATAAAGAATTAAGCAAAACACAGACCAGTTTGGGTTCTAATGTGGAATTGGAATTACATACTGAACAAGCATTTTCTGATTATAGACCTGATTATTTGAGTTTGGCGTGTATAAAAGGCGATAAACACGCATATACTTTTTTCTTACATGTGAATCAAATATTAGAACAAATGAGTGATGATGAAATCCATTATTTAGAAAAAAAGAAATGGAAAATAGGCGTAGATATGTCTTTTGCACTAAATGGGTGTGACTTTGCTGCTCGCGGACCTTTGTCAATACTAAAATATAATGGACAACATTATGATTTAGTGTTTGATCAAGATTTATTAATGGGAATGTCGATTACATCTTCAAAAATGATTGGTGAAATTGTAGATATTTATTATAAGTGCCGTAACGGATATGTATTACGACCGGGTGAAATATTGATGTTAGATAATAATAAAGTAGTACATGGACGGTCGCCATTCCAACCAAAATTTGACGGAAATGATCGCTTTATTGTGCGTTCGTTTATCATGAATGATTTGGAAAAAATTGCGGGAAAAACCCATGGAGAACGCAATGTAAAATGTAGATGGAGTTAAGAAACTAACATTTGAAACGTTCCCAATACATATTCTACATCATCTTTTGTAATATTACGATGTAAAACAATACGAATTAAATTTGTATCCCATCCTGAAATTAAAATATTATGTTCTTTGAAAAAATCGACTACTGTTTTTTCGTCATGAGTCGGATGATCAATAACCACAAACAATATATTTGTTTCCACTTTTTCTTGAGGAATAAATCCAGGTATTTTCGCAAGTTCATGAGCAATAAGTTTGGTATATAAATGGTCATTTTTGAGCAATCCATTTTGGAAATCCTGAAATCCGACTAATCCAGCATTTGCTAATACACCACTTTGACGCATACCTCCACCGAGTGCCTTACGCATGCGTTTTGCCTTTTTAATAAAATCATTTGTACCGAGTAAAATAGAACCAACGGGAGCACCTAATCCTTTTGATAAACATACACTCATAGAATCAACATAAGATCCCATTTCAAGAGGAGAAATAGTACTTTCTTGTAATGCGTTCCAAATTCGTGCACCGTCTAAATGAATAGGAATATCATGTTGTTTAGATAAAATGCGAAGTTCTTTAAAAAAAGACTCTTTCAAAACCTTCCCACCGCAAGCATTTTGTGTATTCTCAATACAAATCAATGATGTAGAAGGTTCATGAATATCATCGTCGCGAATTGCTTTTTCAATTTTTGCGATGTCCATGGTTCCATCCTCATTATTGGGTAAAGTACGCATACATATTCCACCAAATTGTGACGCACCGCCTTGTTCAAATAGAAAAATATGACTTTGGTCTCCAACAATAATTTCAGAACCACGTTTATCATTCCAACATAATAGAGCACATAAATTACACATCGTTCCTGTGGGAAAAAATAGAGCAGATTCTTTACCAAAATATTCGGCAAATGTTGTTTGTAAGTGTTTAACACTCATGTCTTCTTCGTAAACATCATCTCCTATGTCAGCAGAAAACATGGCATTATACATTTCTTCACTAGGTTTTGTTACAGTATCACTACGAAGATCTATTTTATGAGTCATGTTTATAAATAATACACATAAAATATATAATAAATAAAGTTAAAGACGATTCGATATTAAATTGTATAATGAGCACTTGTATCGGCATTGATTTGGGAACAACTTATAGTTGTGTTGGTGTTTGGCAAAATAATAATGTGGAAATTATTGCGAACGACCAAGGTAATCGTACAACACCTTCGTATGTAGCGTTTAATGACAACGAACGTCTTGTTGGAGATGCGGCAAAATCACAAGGTTCACAGAACCCAACAAATACCGTATTTGATGCGAAACGTTTGATTGGTCGAAACTTTTCAGATAGTACTGTTCAATCTGATATAAAACGTCTTCATTACGACGTCGTTAGAAATAAAGATGGAAAACCTGAAATCAAGGTCATGTATAAAGGAGAAGAACGTATATTTCAACCCGAAGAAATTTCTTCTATGGTATTGGTAAAAATGAAGGAAATTGCCGAAAGTTTCATTGGTAGTGAAGTAAAGAACGCAGTTATTACAGTACCCGCATATTTCAATGATTCACAACGACAGGCAACTAAAGATGCTGGTTTAATTGCTGGACTAAATGTTTTACGTATTATTAATGAGCCTACTGCGGCTGCGATTGCGTATGGTTTGGATAAAAAGGGTCAAGGAGAAAAGAATATTTTGATTTATGATTTGGGTGGTGGCACATTTGATGTAACAATTATGACGATCGAAGATGGAATATTTGAGGTGAAATCAACTGCCGGAGATACACATTTGGGTGGAGAGGATTTTGATCATCGATTAATGGATTTTTTTGTTCAAGATTTTCAACGCAAACATAAACAAGATATTACCGGTAATAAGAAATCAATGCGTCGCCTTCAAACTGCCTGTGAACACGCAAAAAAGACATTGTCATCTTCCACATCCGCGTCTATTGAAATTGATTCTCTTTATGAGGGTATCGATTATAGTGGTGTGATTACGCGCGCGCGATTTGAGGATATATGTAGTGATTTGTTCAGAAATACATTCGATCCAGTGGAGAAAGTAATGACCGACGCAAAAATGAGTAAAAGTATGATCCACGAGATCGTATTAGTTGGTGGGTCAACCCGTATTCCTAAAATTCAGACACAATTAAGTGAATTTTTCAATGGAAAGGAACTATGTAAAAGTATTAATCCTGACGAAGCAGTTGCGTATGGTGCTGCTGTTCAAGGAGCAATTTTGACAGGTGTAAAAGATGAAAAGGTACAAGATTTACTTCTACTAGATGTGCTGCCACTATCATTGGGTCTAGAAACTGCTGGTGGAATTATGACCAATTTGATTCCACGAAATAGTACTATTCCTACAAAGAAATCACAAGTGTTCAGCACATATGCGGATAATCAACCGGGATGTACAGTTCAGGTATTTGAAGGAGAGCGCCAATTTACCAAAGACAATAACAAATTAGGAGAATTTCAATTAAACGGTATTCCACCTATGCCTCGAGGTATGCCACAAATTGAAATTACATATGATGTAGACGCAAATGGAATTTTGAACGTAAATGCCGTTGAAAAATCAAGTGGTAAGGCAGAGAAAATTACGGTAAATAATGAAAAAGGTCGTTTGAGTGCCGAGGATATTGAAAAAATGGTAAATGAGGCCGAGAAGTTCAAAGACGAAGATTCGAAACAACGTGAACGTATAGAACAACGCAACGCATTAGATGGTTATATGTTTTCTGTGAAACAATCATTGAATGATGAGAACTTGAAAGACAAGTGGTCGTCAGAAGATAAGGAACTAATACAGACTAAAGTAAATGAAGTTCAAGAATGGTATGATTCGAACAACGAAGCATCAAAAGAGGATTATGAACAAAAACAGAAAGAATTGGAAAATATTTTCACCCCGATTATGACAAAAATGTCTCAACCGGATCAACAACCAGATGTTCCGCAAAGTGCTGAACCAGAGTCACAAGAACCTGAAATGGATGAACCGAAAATTGAAGAAATTGATTAATTCTACCAGAATTAAATATATTCCGGTATATAAAAAATAAAATTGATTGTGTTACAAAAAATAAAACTGATAATATTAAAAAATATTAATACTATCAATAAATATGAATTACGAACATGAATGTAACTATATGGAAACAATGAGTGAGGTTTCAATAGAATGTCAAAATTGTATTGAAAAATTTAGATATGCGACAACATCGGGTGGTCGTCTCACATATTTTACAGATTGTATTTGCGAAGATATAATTATTACTAAATCAATATGTATTCAATGTGAAAAAATACGGAATCGAATAAATACATTAAAACGCGAAATAGATAATCTTTTATTTTCATTATCTTATGAAATTAAACAATATTGCGATTGTGATGATGATATAAATCATATTCATGACATATCAAAAGAACTACGTACACTTAATCGAATTTTATTAGTAAAGGAAAGTCAATGTAAAGGAGATGTAGCTAATAAATCGGCGTGACGATTTCCAATTGAATGAACGTCGTCGTTAGTTGTATGCGCCTGAATATATTGAAAATGTAAGTTTGTGTAAGTAGAAACAAATTCAAACAATATTTTCACCAATTCCTTGTTTGGAATATCTTTTTTCCAATTTAGTAATGCGTTTTTCTTTCCATAACTAGTAGCACATAAAATGGAATAATTAGAATCAGATACTATGGTAATGATTTTCTTATTTTCAAGATCATCTTTAATAATTTCACACGCTTCTAATATTGCGCTCAATTCGGCCACATTATTTGTCGATTTTCCAAATATTTGTTTGGAAACATTTCTTGGATCTTTATTACCAAAATAAACACCAATTCCGGCAATTGCTTTTTTATTACCGTTATTGGAACAAGCACCGTCGGTATATACATAATAATCGGATTCACCAGATTCTATTATTCCAACTTCCAGTTGAAGGTTATTATGTTCCTGAATAAAACATTTGGCATCGTGTTCGTTGGTAAATTTCTTAAACTTGGCACCTTTGAAACCTTTTATTTGTTGTTGACATTCTTTCCAGGAATAATATATTCCAATATGTTCACCTTTGGCAACCGCATAATAACTCATAATATTATAAAGTATTAATTAATTTATAATATGTTTTAATAATTATTTAGTTGTACCCATAATACCTTGATCTTTTTTTTCATCAATATTAAAAAATTTTGTATTAAGACCAAAATAATTACGTATTTTACTAATACGCATTTCAATATATCCAGATGTGAGTAATATAAAACTGGTGATAGTAGTAATGTCAGTTAATTCGGGCAATGTATGATGTTCAAATCCTGCAATTAAATCAAATGGCGATGGAATTTGTCTAATAATACGTCTACCAAAATACGACAATGTCACTAATAGCGCAATCATCATACATAGTAATACAAAATCAGTAATAATATTGTCATGTTCATCTAATTTTTCTTGTTGTGGCAACAAGAATTTATCTAATCCAACATTAATAAATATCGCAAATACGAATTGTATAACTGCCAAATACGCAATATCTAATCCTTTTACTGTTTTATAACTCAAATCTTTTCCTAAATAAGATTCTATTTTTTTTATCATATAGTATATCATAAGAATTATTTGGCAAGTTTGGAAAATAATTGGTCTTGTGTGAGTGTTATAGGGTCTATTCTTTGTTGTAATTCATCGCGACTTAAATAAAGTTCTTTTAAATCACTTTGTTCTTGTAACATAGTGGATCGTTCCTTATATTGCGTTTGACTAGGTGTTTTATGCGTTTCGCTTTGGAAACCTCTTTCATCAGGAGTAAAACGTTGAAAATATCCAGCATCATTACATGCTTCTCTAAAATTATCTTGAGCAATTTGCTGGGAATTTTCAGTGAGATATTTGCGGTATTCCCAATTAGATTTAATTCCATTTTGCTTCAATATATTATTATTTAATACTGCTTCGGGTTGGTAAGCAGCAATTAAAGAACGACTATCAGTCATACGGGGAGGCATATTTTGATATATATTATTTGTGCCATATCCCATTTTTGAATTAGTAGAACACTCAAGGGTGTATGCGTTTTTTAATGGTTCTGATTGTGGATAAGAAAACATTATATATTTCGTATACATAATGTTTTCTAATAAATGAAATTATTGATGTTCTTGGATCAAAGATAGAATTTGTGACTTTTTCATTTTGGAAGCATCGTCGACCCACCCTTGTTGAATAATATAAGTTTTCAAAGCTCCTAAATTCATTTTACTAAAATCTTGCGGTTCAGTTTCTCCTACAATGTCAACTTCTTGGGTATTAGATGTATCCAATGATTCGGGTTCTTGGGTGTTTGTTTGAATATTTTCTAAAATATCTATAACTAATTCTTCGGCACTGTTTTCAATATTTTCACTTGGACGGATTTCTTCAACACTAATATTATCGTCTTGGTCCTCTTCGTCCGATACAATAATTTTTTCATCTTCATCGTCACTATCTTCATCATCACTATCTTCATCGTCACTATCTTCATCATCACTATCTTCATCATCACTATCTTCATCATCACTATCTTCGTTTACTAATTTTTCCATTTGTTCGAAAACATTTATATCTCCATTAGATATGTTTTCACCGACAATGTTATGTGGATATGGTGTTGAAGGACGATTCATTAAAGATAATCCCATTTTCATATTATTGAGTTCTTGGGCTAAATTGTTGATAATCTCGAACATAGTATCTTGTTTACTTTCGGTAACGGATAAACGTTGTTTAAAATGATAAATCAGTAACAAGAGAAGCACAAAAGTTATTCCTAAACTAATTACAAATGATGTTTCCATGAAACTAAATGTCATTTACAGTATATAAATATAAATACTCGATTATCTAAACGAACAAAATATTATATGTAATTAGTGTATAATGGAAAATACAGATCAGGTAAATAATGAAAACAATGATAATATGTCTAAAATAGAATTAGGGACAAATAACAATTCACGTACTATAATTATAATCCTAGGTGTTTTGCTTATTTTATCCCTTTTAGGAGTAAATTTTTTTCTGATGATAGGAACAGTTTTAGATAAATTTTTTAGTGGATTAAAACATTATTTCTTACAATTAATGACATCAATGGGATTTTATGGGGGTGCTGTTATTAACACAACGGCAGATATTGTAGGAGATACAGCTAAAACCGGGATAGATATAGCAGAAGGTACCGTCCAATCGGTTGGTAATTTATTACAAAATCGTCCGAATATGGGTGGTACTACATTGGAACAACAACAGTGGAACACGAATGTGTTTGGGTTAAATCCAACCCCTATGGGCGAAGGTAGTCAAGAATATTCTTCCTTACAACATCAAATAAATAACATTAATAAAAAGATGGACACTCCCCCTTCAAATAATAAACTACAAAATATAAATGAGAAAGTAACCCAGTTTGCGAATAAAATAGAAGATAAGAAGGGATTATTATTAGAATTAGATAATGAAATTAATGTCCGTCAAAAATCATTAAATACATTACCAACAAATAATTCTGATGTACAGTGGTGTCCCATAGGGAATGATAAGACACAAGGATTATGTATGAAAATTGGTAAAAATGATAAATGTATGTATGGGAAAACATTTAATTCAAAGGAACAATGTGAAGAAACAATTTCTACCGATTCTTCGAATTCTATAAAAAAATATGATAATAGTCATTTTTCTAATTGGGGACCGTCTATGAGACCACCTCCACCAGGTGCCTTAGCACCTCCCAATCAACCTCTTCCTGGTATGTGTCTTCAGCAAAAACCTATGTGTGGTCAAATGAAACAGATGCCATTACAATCAATGCCATCTCGTGGTCAAATACAGCAGGGGTTGCCTCCAGTTTCTCAACAACAACAACAACAACAACAACAGCAGCAGCAACCACAACAGCAACCACAACAGCAACCAATGCCAATACCGCAAGCAAATGCTCCCCGTGCATCAAACACTACTCCTTCAATAAATACGCAAAATAGTCCAAGTCCTTCGGACCAATATAATCCAAACATGAATAATGTAAATTACCAATCATTTTCTCCAGCACCAAGTTCAGCACCCGTTGATTATAGTGGAATGATTGTTCCACCCGCCGCATCTCCTAGCACAATTCCCCAGACTTCTACACAATATTCTCCCTCTTATACGAATGGGTCAACGCCTTCAACTGATATAAAAATACAGCTGTCCGACAATGGAATTTTCATACCCGAAAAGGCATTAGACAAATTTGGCAAATATATGGGACAAGGTGAGAATGTAGTACCAAATACACATAGTCCAAATCAACATGTATCTGCGCCAGGTTCTATGATCAATGGAGAATTAAATTCAAGTATATCTAACTTAACAACCGCAATTAATAAAAATACGTTGTCTCGAGATGAAATGGACAAAATAACTGTAGCTACACCTGCTATTTCAAATATACCATCAACAATAACAACACCTCTTCCTTCAACATCTCTTCTACCACCTTCAACAACAACACCTTAACAACAACACCCATATCAGAGGAATATCGTAACCGTAGAGGTCGCCTTTTTTAAGAATAAACTACATTTAAAAATAATACATTTTCATATTTTTAGAAGGTGTTATTAAATATTGATTTAACTTTTCTTTTCCTTGTGAAACTAACGTTTCCCATGGACAATTTGTTTCTACATTATATCGCGGTTCTCCGCCTACATTTTTCAAATAGCATTTTAAAATATAAAAATGATTTGGATAATACACTTTTGTGATCCAATCGTCACAAAACCAATTTTTGATTTGTTCGGGGAAAAATGTACCAAAAATTTCCATATGTTTTCGCGACACAAATGCTTGTGTATGAATAAATCGCGCTCCGCCTGGCATAAAAATAGGGTTTCCATTTACAAATCTTCCATTATCAATAGGACCGGTTAATCCAACATTATTATGTTTTTTAAGCGCCTCTACCGATTGATGAACCCAGCCTTTTGTTTCAAACATAATATCATCCCCACATTGAAAAAAATATTGACATCCATCTTTGTATGCTTGTAAAAAAGCGCGGTTCCACATTTTGGTAACCCAACCTTTTGGAATACCATTGGTTGATATGAATTTCAATGACAAATTTTTATTTTGGTTGACATATTTGATTATTTCGGTTTGAATTATGGAATCTGAAAATACTTTATCGTCGTCATCCACAATTAAATAAAAAACATAGGAATAATTAGAACAATACGTTTTTAGGAAAGATTGTAAATAAATTTGATAAAATATAGTATCTTTAAAAGTGGTCCATTTTCGTTTAAAACTAGTTGTAGGTATTAAGATTCCAATCAGTTCGCACATAGTATAAATATAGTATGACTAATAAATTTATATTATCTTTCCAATATAATATAAATGAACCATGAGTATATTGAAGTATAATGGATACAAACAACCGAAGTCGAAGTCGAAGTGAAAGTGAAAGTGAAAGTGAAAGTGAAAGTGAAGTAAGATCTATTCAAAATTCAGTTGAGAATATCATGGAAAATGACATTATTGCGAATCAGTCATATGTAGAAGAGAATCGTAGAATTGACGACGACAGTGATGAAGATGACGACATAAATAAGTTATTAAATCTTGATGCTGGACAAGAATATGAAATGACACTTGATTTAGACAATGCGTTTAGTTATAATTGGGAAGATGAATTCTTTAAAAAATTTGAATGGTTGGAAAATCCGGCAAAACAAGACGTAAGTGAAGACGCATTACATGCGAAATATCAATTGTTTTTAGATGCGTGTACGATGTTACAGGGAAATTTTGATATGATAAAAGAAAGGGATTTAGGAGAAGATCCACACTATAACAAATTATATATATATTATATTTCGCTGGAGGACGAACATTTATTTTTACATACGGATTTTAAAAAGGATTATGAAAAAGTAATGGAGGAATGTTTAGCCAAATATGATTATGTAAAGTTACACAAACCCCAAAAAGTAGTATTTGTTATGGAAATTAATGACTTTTACGATGTAGATAAATACGTGAAGATGTTTATGCACATGTTTGGTATAGAAAATACCCGAGGAGGTTCATATACGGATATAGAATTAAAAGACGCATTCATAGAAACAATTGAACATGAACGAGGAATTACACAATTGGATTATTACACGAATAGCGAGAATTGATCAATAAACATTCTTATTATAGTTTATAATAAAAAATGTCAATAAAAATATTTACTATGGTAAAAGATGAAGTAGATATTATTGAATATTGGATTAAATATCATGGTGAATTATTCGGATATGAAAATTTATATATAGTTGATAATATGAGCACCGATGGTACATATGAATCAATCGAATTTTATAAAAATTACGGTGTTCAACTGTTTAGAGAAGAAGATTATAAACAAAAAGGTGAAATAATGACACGTCTTATAAAAGAAACCGATTCTTATGATATTGCGTTTCCAATAGATATTGATGAGTTTATTGTCTATTATAATGAAGATGAAAATAAAATAAATCCGTCGCGTTCCGTTAAATATTTACATAATTTAATAAAAACTGATTTATTTCACGAAAATACAATATTTAAAGCCAATTATATTTTAACAATGATCGATGATGAGAGCGGATATGGATATAAAAACGCAATGATCGAAACACAATATGGAATGTACCAAGATTATAAGGGTCATGCGAAAACATTTTTAAATAACAAAACATGGGATGGCATTTTGGATCACGGAAATCATTATCCTACGGAAAATTACATTAAGTCAAATCTGTGCTTAGTACATTATCATTGGCGAAATAAAGAACAAATGATAAAGAAAATAGAAAATAATGTATCTGGTCTTGGACATCCAATAAATAATTTAGATTATTTAAAATCATTATCAAATAATTGTCCTGGTTCACATCATATAAAACATATGATAGACATTTTGGAAAACAATTTTCATGTTCCAAATAATAAAGGTTCAATTGAGTCAGGATCTATATCTTTACAACCGATTATTGATTTTGTAAAAGATCTCAATATTATTCCATAATAATTGTATTATAATCCATATAAACAGTAAATTGATTATATGGATAAGATGTTGTCTACATCACCTGTCATGCGTTTCCCGAGCACTTCCGATTTGATCACTATTGGTACTTCTTCCATATTAACTAAATACAACAATTGGTATGAAACTTTATCGCAGAATAATTTTGAAACGAAAACCGAATTTTTTCAATTCTTTGAGAAAACCGAATCTTGGGATTTAGAACTGGAATCTTATGATTTCATGCAATATGTACATCCTAATAAAGAGATTCGTGACGCAGCAGTTGAATGTTCTAAACAAGTTGCCGATTTTGAGAATAAATGGTCTATGAATGTGGATATTTATAAGAATGTTCAAAGTGCGTTTGATAAATTTCAAGACGAGTTAAAAGGAGAAGAGATATTGTATTTTGATCGTATGTTGAAATCTTACAAACATCGTGGTATTCATTTAGAGCAAGAGAAACGTGATGAATTAGAAGCATTAAATAAAGAACTAACCGACATGTCCATTAAATATAGCACGAATTTGAATGAAGTTGACGATTCTGTTTATTTTACCAAGGACCAATTGAAAGGTGTAGCCGACGATTTTGTAGATTCATTAGATCAAAAAGACGGCAAATATAAAGTTACTACAAAATATGATCATATTAATATGATTATGCCGTATTGTGAAGTAGAAGATACTCGTAAAACATTGAGCACATTATTTGGACATCGTGGAAAAGAGCCTTTTAAAAACAACGAATTACTTCAAAAATCACTAGAACTTCGTAGAAAGAAGGCGAATCTATTGGGTTATGATTGTTATTCAGATTATGTTTTGGGTCATAATCGAATGGCGCGATCTTCAAGTGAAGTAAATGAGTTTCTAGAAACTCTAACTAAAAAAATGATTCCCATTTCACAAAAAGACATTTTAAAAATTAAAGAATATATTAACAAAGATACAATAGAATCATGGAATTTGAGTTATTATACAAATTTGTATAAAAAGGAGATGTTACAGTACGACCAAAAGAAGGTACAAGAATATTTCCCTCTCGAAAAACTTTTGCCAAACCTGTTAGGAACTTTCGAAGAGATATTCCATTTATGTATTGAAGAAGTCGAGTTGGAAGACGATAAAACATGGCACGAATCTGTAAAATGTTACGGTGTATATGACAACAAAACTGGTGAAAAGGGTGATTTAATTGGACATTTTTATGTCGATTTGTATCCTAGAGAAGGGAAATATGGGCACGCTGCTGCGTTTACATTAAAGCAGGCATACATTCCATATAGTGACGACATGTGTAATGAACGAAGTACACCTATTTCGACAATGGTATGTAATTTTACGCGTCCTACAAAAGACAAACCCAGTTTATTGACCTTTGGTGAAGTGGAAACTTTTTTCCATGAATTAGGACATATTTTCCATCAATTGTTAAGCAAGAACCAATTTTCGATGTTTAGTGGCACTGCGGTAGAGCGCGATTTTGTGGAATGTCCAAGTCAGGCACTTGAGAATTGGTGTTATGAGAAGGATTTCTTAAAACGTATTAGTAGTCATTATATTACAAATGAATCGATTCCCGATGAAATCATTGAAAAAATAAAGGAAAACAAGTATTTGTTCAACGGTCTTCATTATATTCGTCAATTAACCTTGGCAAAATATGATATGAAACTCCATTCTAGCGATGAAGATGTAGATGTAGAAGAAGATTATAATAAACTACAGGAGCAACTAAGTCCATTAATACATAATTCTGCGTGTTTGGCAGCAAATTTTGGACATCTAATGGGAGGATATGAGAGTGGTTATTATGGATATTTATGGAGTGAGGTGTATGCTGCCGAAGTCTTCCAACTATTTAAGCAAAGTGGTAATATTTTTAATAGAGATATTGGTCTTCATTATAGACAAAGCATTTTAGAAAAAGGTGGAACGAAAACCGGATTTGAAATGATGGAAACATTGTTACAGCGTCCTGCGTCGAATGATGCGTTTTTGGAGCAATTTTCATAAAGAATTTACATGAAGATATTTTAATGATGTGCTTTTCATATTTATATCGGTATGGTAGTGAAAATACCAAAATAGTTGATGTATTAATTTATTTTGTAAGTATTTTGAAATATATTTACTTGAAAACAATGATCGTGTAATATAATTATACCCGGTTCTTTCGGATAATAATTTTTTTTTGTCAACTTTAATGGGTATTGTAATATATAATATCATCCCCGATTGATTGGTGGTTTCATATTTTTCATATAAATAAGGGAATTTTGGGTTTATTGGATGAATAATAGAAATATAATCTTGTTTTAATGTTGATAAAAGTTCGTTATATATTATTTGTTGAACCTTTTTTTCATGACTTTTACAAATATATAATTTGATAGATATAGTCATATATTTATAAGACATTTATATTGAACATAGATTTCGTTCAATACAAATTAAATATATTATTACGTGGTTATTGTTAATGGTACAAATGGTAAATTCGTTATAGTTGGATCATCGGGTGACGGAAGTTTATTTGTATACATTGTAATTGAGCAATTATCAATAGTATCGAAATTGGCATTATCTTCACTATCAACATTAATAAATGGTCTATATCGAACATTTGTCACATTGACTTCTCCCGAAGCTCCAATGTCATTCCCGTCGGTATTATTTCGCGTCAATTCAGTTTCATTATATTCACCATAACTTAAACTTATATTTAGTCTACATGTATATACATATTGACTAACACTTGCCAACACAATATTTGGAAATATAATATTTCCGACATAACGATTAATAGAAATCGTTCCATTTTCACTGTCTTTTAAATCTGCCGATATAGTAACTGTACTTTGTGCAATATCGTCGGGTAGTTCCTCTCCATCCGGATTTCTATAATTGGCATTCACCGTTTTAATCAACGTATCGCTATAAAATATATCTAATGAAGCACTATAAATGCCTATGTTTACATTACTTATACCGGTAGGATCAGAGTCGGTAGTAAAATCTGCTTCATAATTAATACATATCGGAAATGAAAAATTAAAGGCAAGTTCAGTTGTTCGAGGTCTCAAAATAACAATCGTATTTATTACAGTATATTTATTATTAATAGCATTAATATTATAAACCGGAAATAAATCGTAAACACGTTTGAAGTCATCATAATCAATATCTTGAAATTGAAATTGTTGACTGTCGGAATAATATTTGTATAACGGAACATTTGGATCTTCTTTTAAGTTTATCACCGGTCCGGGGACATCAGACGATGACGTAGGAACACTTATGTTATTATTACACGTTATACGATTCATTTGTTTATTTGATTGACGCGCCAAAAGAGAATATTTATTTTTAGAAACATTACTTTCTGACGGTTTAATATATTTCAATATTTCTGCTTTTCGTCGCATATCTAATTCTTTTGGTGTGTATAACAATTGTCCATTACTATCGGAAACATAGGGGGATGTAACATGAAAGCGAACATTATTTTTACCTTCATAGAAAAAGAATTGCGAACGTTGTAATCGTTGATTATTACATGTAAGTAGAAACGACATATAAAATAATAGGTCATATTATTTTATCTATAATTGCGTGAATGATCGTTTTAATAATTTGATGAATACCAAAGATTCGATAAATAATAGGGGAATCCACTTGCGTCACCAGAAGCATTTTCATTGGCAGCACTTGTATTTCGTCCCCATGATACAATATTATTAATTTGAAAGATACTAATAGCTTTATCGAAATAGTGTAGATCGCTTAAATTTCCATTAAAACCGCCATTTTTACAAATATTAATATTTTGATAATTTTGTTTGGGAACATCTTGTAATACTGATCTCGAAACAATAGCGCCATTTATGTATACATCAAGAGCAGTATTTTCAATACGAATTGCGCAGTGAAACCATTTACGTAAAGGTATATCTTTAATGGAAATAATTTCTTCATAATCATTCACATCCACAGTGTTCATGACGATGACTAAATCTTGGTTTTCGTTGTCAATATATAATCCTGGACCATTATTGACAGAAGCAATTCCATCATCTCTATATGACGCATTGCCTTTGTTAAAAATATTCGAATAACGTGGTGTTTTGGAAACATCGTTAATGTACATCCATAATGACCAAGTAAATTCAATACCTTTATTTTGATTGTTTGATCTCAAAATGGGTATTGCTTCTGAATGTTTAGGATCTTGTGAAATAATAACTTCGTTTGCACCATTCATTGTGCCATTAATAAGTTTCGGACTACCGTTCGGTTTCATGAAATATCCAATAATACGTATTCCTAAATTTAATAGAACCATAAATCCAATTAATACCAATAATAAAAAAGAAAATTTGGCAATTAAACTGTTGGATTGTAAAAATTCTCCACTAGAACCAACTAAGTCCGAATCTTCGAAACTAGATATAGAATCTTTCATATATGAGGAAGCATTATTCACATTGTCACTCATATTTGTTGCTAAAGAGGAAGCACCTTCTGATGCTTGATTTACAGCGCTAGAAACGTTATTTGATATTTTACTTTCATTTGATACAGGTTCAGCTTGTGGCAAATTCATAATAAATATATACTAATATATATTTACTATATGTTTTTTAGTGAATAAAATTACATTCCTACAGAATAAGAAGATTGTTGAACATTATCTTTATTTACCGCAAAAGTAAAACTATAACTACCAAAGAATCGTGAAGCAGCGTTGGAATTTCCAGACATGTAATTATCCCAAACTTCTTGAGGACCAATTGGTTTTTTCCAATTTTGTAATCCAGCAACATAACAATCCCATCCTTCACCATATGAAATTGGTGCGTTTTTTGCTACATCCGGAGAATTTGGACTAGTTGCTAATTTGGTAGAATTCACTAATTTGCCGTCAATATAGGCGTCAATAATTGTATTGTCTGAACTAATGACAACATACACCCATTTTTGTATGGCAAAATTATCAGTAATAAGAATATTTTGCTCAGTTAAAGATGATCCGTCTTTGGAAGCACAAGTAATAGAACAATATAATGATGGTTCATTCTCGGCTAAATAAAGTCGAAGATTGTTTTTTCTGGAGAATATCGTTTTTTGTCGCGTTGAATCCCATGTATTTATATATACCCAAACGCCATATGTATATCGTGTTGATTGACCACTATTTATGGATGTAATTGGATCATTATTTCCTTCTTTCAAACTTGCCGACTTGCTAATAACAGAGGAAGATTGGATAAAAACTGTATATAATAAATATATCAATAATATTACAATTATACCTAAAACAATGACTGTCCAATTCATTTCGTATTCTTATATTATATTATAGTATAAAAAGTTGGTTGAATTATCTTTTTCTTGGAATGGGGAGGTTTGATAATGATGTTGAATTGTATGATAAAGCAATTTGTTCAGGAGTTAATGGATGTCTATAATAAGTTATATTACATATTGCGCCATCTAGACCATTTTCCTCTCCTATAGTAATTTGATCAAGATCATTATATTGTGGCATATCCTTTGTCATAACAAATGTTCTTTCTAAAGTTCCGTTTATGAATAATTCCACCTTATTTCTATTATAGTTTAATATAATTTGATTCCACTTTTGGTTTTCTAGTGTGACGTCATAAAATGTATGTTTACTTGTAGCATATTGTTCAGTTGGAGGATATTTGGAAAAATAAAACACATATTTATTTCTCTCAATAAGTTGATCCTTACCACCACCACCTCCATAATATCGTATCATTGGTTTCACATGTTGAACACCATGTTCGTCGGTATAACCATATGTCAATATATTACTTTCTTTGTTATAAGCTAAATGGGAAGGTGGATGAGGATTTATAAATACCCACATTGAAATACAATAATTTGTTAAATAATGCTCTGTTGAATTTGGTTCATTTATATTTTTGGGAATTTTTAATACATCACTTCCGCCAAGAATCTGTTTTCCATCATCTAAATAGCGAATGTCATTTAATAGTTGAATACTATTGTCCTGACCTGTAATCTTATATGTTATGTCAGGTAAATAGGCATATATAAGTATTAATATAAATTCAATAAAAATCAAAACATATGTAGTGTAAGAAGTCATTCGAAATTGATCTAAAAAGTAGTCTACTACATCAGAGAAAATACAAGGAATATAAAATAAAAGTTGGGCAACGAACCCAGGAATACCTCGTAACTTCGATAAATATTCAACAATTAATTGATATAACACTGCTAAACCTAACATTATGATTAAGATAAAAACGAAATAATTGCTCGTAGATGACAAATTAATTGTATCATTTGTAGTTGCGTAATAATATACCGCAAAAATAAGCATAGAAAAAACACCTAGCAATTTTAAAAATAACTTTGCTCCTTGAATGTTATTCAATAAATTTAATACTATTGCTAATACAAAAATAAATGGGATTGTGTATAGAAAGAAGTATTTTTGACTATTATATTCAGCAGTTCCACTATTTGAAAATATATTAAATATAATAGACCCACAAACCGCAACGACAATAGTCGCAACTGAAAATTTGATCATTGTTTTTCGATTTTCATTTCCTTCAGAACCCGGTTTTAATAAATTATATAAAAATGGAAATGATGGATCATTTTTTCGTTTGTTCATTTTTTATAATATATATATAAAAAATGACATTTTAATCTTCGTCACTATCTTCTATTAATTGTAATCGTCTAAAATGCGTAAAAGCATCATACATACATGTTTTAATGGAACCGATTAAAACAGAGTTGTCTCGTAAATGATAAGATGCCGAAATTAAATTATCCATTTCGCCTTTAAAATGTTCTTCTACTTTTTCGTTAATTAAATAACAACCGTCATATACACTCACTGATTTGAAATGTGTTTTGTTTGAAATATTTGCTCGACAAATGGGACATTTATTTTTCTTATTCAAATGTTTTTCTAAGCAATCGTAACAAAAACTATGTCCACAAGGGGTGGTAGTCAAATTTGACTGGGGTTTGGATTCACTATTATTATATTGTAGCACTTTTATATCTTCATAGCATATTGGGCAATTGCCAAAGTCTAATTTCTCCAAATTTTGTTGTAATGAACATTGAATCAAATCGTCTTCTATTGCCTTATCTATTTTATCTATATTATCTATCATTATAATGATTAATCATTATAAAAAACACAAATTATATAATTATGTGTTGTGTAATACAGTCATGTATTTTAGTTAATGTACGTTTCTTTTCAATATTATAATGTCGAATACATGAAATACATTCTTCATAACTTTTCCATTCCATTTTACTCACCTCGGTGCGCTCAAATTTGTTTTCACACAGACTGTTCGTATGACTCATATACATTACAAAATATTTATGCTTGTATGATTTATAGTTTGAACCAGTAAAGATTTCTTCGTACGGTATAATATTTTGTATATTTTCCAATAATTTCGGATTATACCCGGTTTCTTCACTGAACTCGCGAATTGCGCAATCATAATCAGTTTCTTTATGATTACGTCGCCCTTTTGGAAAACCCCATTCGCTTTCTAACCACTGTGAAGAAACATTGCTTTCTTCGATTAAATCTGTAAGTGTATATATTTTATCATTAAATTGGACCCCTCCTTTTAGATGGTTATATTTTTCACGCGATATAGTTTCTTCATTTTTATACTGATTTGATAATGATTTATTATCACCCCAAATATTTTTCCATAATGTTTCAAAATCATGCGTTTTAATATTTTCCTTTTCTTGTATAGTCATTTGATTTAGCATGTTCAATATATATTCTTTGTTATTTATAGAATATTTCCCTCTCATAAAATCAACATGCCCTAACGTATCTTTTCGTCGTATCATTAAAAACTCCGGTTTATTATTATAAATTCGAAACGAGACTATTCCGATACTAGTAATCGGTAGTTTACATTGATGATATAAATGTCCGTTTTTCCCGCAATTATTACAATATGTTTCATTTTGCATAATAAGTAAGCACTATATTATTATATTATGTCATGTTTATATACTTTCTATAGGTAAATGGATGAACAATATGTTGAACATATGAATAACACGTCACTTCCTAGTAGTTTTACCTTAATTGAGCATGAAAAGTTTGATCCAACCATTTGGGGACCTCATTATTGGTTTTTTCTTCATACGATTTCCCATACTTATCCATTATATCCTAATGAAGTAACAAAAAAAAAATATTATGATTTAATCCAAAATATGCCGTTGTTTATACCGAATGAGAAAATTGGAAATGATTTTAGCAAAATATTGGATAATTATCCCGTTTCTCCATATTTAGATAATCGAGATTCATTCATTCGATGGATTCATTTTATTCATAATCGATTCAATCGATTATTAGATAAAGAAGAATTATCGTTATATGAAGCATTGGATCATTACATGAGTAAATATAAACCGAAACAAGTTAAAATTTCCGAAACTTTCCGCATTAAAAAAGAATATATTATTGCGTTTTTCACCATTATTTGCCTATGTTTAATTATTTATTTATATAAGTAAATTTTTTGTCTTCATAATATAACTATGCGTCTTGAATTATGGATGTTTTTAATTACAGGAATTGTTTTGTTTCATATGTATACAGAAGGTAAATATGTAAAAAACATTATGTCATATAAAAAGCAAATGAAAATGGTAGGAGTTGTCTTTGGTGCTTTTGTATTGTATATTTTACTGAAAAAAAATCCAGCAAACGCAGAAAATATATTGCGCACTTCCAATGAATATTTGAAATATATGCCCATTGACAAAAATACTAGTTCCGTAATATCACCTATTTTAGATTTCACGTCAAAACGTAATTATAGTGGAACCGAGAGTCATCCGATCGTCCAAGTTCCCAATCCGCAATCACGGTCTCGGGACATTTTAATGAATTCGGGAAAGAAGGGGACCAAGCGTTCCGTAAGTGAAACGAAAAAGAAATTCGTTGCTTCACGTCAAAATTGGAAATGTGATGGGTGTAAAGACCAATTAAACGCATGGTTTGAGGTAGATCATGTTATTCGTTTAGAACATGGCGGAAGTAATCATGTAGATAATTTAGTAGCGTTGTGTCGAGAATGTCACGGAGAAAAAACCGCGATTGAAAATCTTTAGATATATTGTTCAAATAAGTAAATTGAAATATACGTGTATAATATACTTATATTTCAATATGGAAACAGGAAAACCTGAAATTAAAATAAAATCTTCCATTGAACAACCTGAAACACCTAGTTCCCAAAATTCTGTTTTGGATAATCCTGAAGAAAAAATAAAGGCAGTAAAACCGATTATTATTAAAAAGAAATTTTCCCATATGTCCGAATTGTTATCAAATGTTACAAAAAACTCGAATGAATTTTTACGAAAAAAGGAATATCTCGAATACCAAGAAGAAGAAAAAGCAGAACCTCGTTTTTTATATCCGACTTTAAACGATCCCCTATTTTCTGAAAAAATCTCGAGTCATAAAGAATTTTTTGACACACAATATGACGGTGAAATACGAGATGTAAAGGAATATGCGAAAAAAATGTGTGATGCGTCTTTTGAATTGTTGCCCCATCAGTTATTTGTCAAGAATTTCTTGTCTTTTCAGACCCCGTACAATAGTTTGCTCTTATATCATGGTTTAGGGACAGGTAAAACATGTAGTTCAATTGGTATTGCCGAAGAAATGCGGTCTTATATGAGACAAACTGGTATTAAACAACGTATCATTGTTGTAGCCGCACCAAATGTTCAAGCAAATTATAAATTACAATTATTTGATGAACGTCGATTATATCAAAAAGATGGGTTATGGCACGTAGATTCATGTAATGGTAATACATTCATTAAAGAAGTAAATCCTACAAATTTAAAAGATGTTTCGCGTGAAAAATTAATCTCGCAAATTAAAACCATTATTAATCAATATTATGTTTTTATGGGATATGTAGAACTTGCCAATTATATTCGAAAAAAGGTGGTGGTCGAAACAACTGGTTTTACAATTGAAGAAAAAAAGAAATTAGAATTACAAAACATGCGTCGATTTTTTAATAATCGTTTAATTATTATTGATGAAGTTCATAATATTCGTTTATCTGATGATAATAAAGATGATAAAACGGGAAAATTATTGATGAAACTTGCCAAACATTGTAATAATATGCGATTGTTATTATTATCCGCAACTCCTATGTATAATTCCTATAGCGAAATTATTTGGTTGGCAAATTTAATGAATGCGAATGATAAACGCGGTTTAATACAAACAAATGAAATTTTCGATCAAGACGGTATTTTTATAACAGAACAGAAAAATGACAACGGAGAACTGATCCAAGAAGGCGGTGAAGATTTATTACGTCGTAAATTAATAGGATATGTCTCTTATATTCGAGGAGAAAATCCGTATACGTTCCCTTATCGCATTTATCCGAATATTTTTGCTTCAAATAAAACATTTCACGAACCAAGTGGTGCAATGGGAAATTTATTGAAAGCAGGACAAGCGTTAATCGGAAGCGATACAAAACAATTTAAACTGCCTACTATTCAATTGAATGGTAAAACTATAGAACAACCATTACAAAATATGCCTTTATATGTAACAAAATTAGGTTCTTACCAAAATGACGCTTATAATTTGGTAATTCGTTCAATGAAAAAGGAAATAGAAGGGCAAAAATTTGACGAAATGGACCGATTCGGATTTCGCAGATTACAAACACCATTAGAAGTATTAAATATTGTTTATCCGAGTGAATTATTAGATGAACAGGTTAAAAAGGGTCAATTGGAATCGTCAAGTGACGCTGTTTTGGAAAATGATGAAAATAAAGATCCACGCGCAACTATGGTAGGAAAGCGCGGAATGAACAGTGTCATGAATTATTTGGACGAATCATTTAAAAAAATTCCAAGAAAATACAATTTCAGTTATAAACCCGAAGTTCAAAAAAAATATGGTCGCATATTTAGTCCAAATGAATTATCAAAATATAGTGCGAAAATACATGAAATTTGCGAAACAATCAAGAAATCAGAAGGAATTATTTTAATTTATTCACAATATATTGATGGAGGCGTTGTTCCGATTGCGTTGGCATTAGAAGAAATGGGATTTTCCCGTTTTGGTACATCCGAATATACAAAATCATTATTTGAGACCCCACCCATTGAACCATTGGATTCTATAACAATGAAACCCAAAAGTGAAGTGTCGGGTGAATTTAATCAAGCCAAATATGTTATGATTACAGGCGATAAATCGTATTCGCCACAAAACGCACAAGATATTAAACATGTTACTAATTCGAACAATAAAAATGGAGAAAAAATTAAAGTGATTTTAATTTCAAAAGCCGGATCGGAAGGGTTGGATTTCAAGTGTATTCGACAAGTTCATATTTTAGAACCATGGTATAATACGAATCGTATTGAACAAATTATAGGACGAGGTGTTCGCAATTTAAGTCATTGTTTACTTCCTTTCGAAAAACGAAATGTGGAAATTTATATGTACGCAACTTGTTTAGAAAATGAAACAGAAGAAGCAACGGATGTATATATTTATCGCTTAGCAAAAAAAAAGGCAAAGCAAATTGGTAAAGTTACTCGTTTATTGAAAGAAACTTCAGTGGATTGCTTATTGAATATTGGTCAAAGTAACTTTACAGAAACTAAATTGCGCACATTAGCATCGAATCAAAGTATGAAAATAATTCTTTCTAATGGGAAACAAGAGATCGATTTTGTCATTGGCGATAGTCCTCATAGTCATATATGTGATTATATGGAAAGTTGCGATTATAAATGTAACAAAAAAACGAATAAAATAACGGATAAACCACGTGAAGAAATGTACAACAATGAATATTTACAAACGAATAATGATAAATTAATGAAACGTATACGCGATATTTACCGCGACGAAAAAAAAGGCGAACATTTTTATGAATTATCCGAATTAATAGATATGATTAATGTCACCAAACAATATCCAATTGAACAAATTTATAGTGCTTTACATAATTTTCTAAAAAATAAAACCGAATATGTTATCGATAAATGGGGTCGAAGAGGTAATCTAATTAATAAAGGTAATATTTACGCATTTCAACCAGTTGAAATTACAGACGAACAACTATCTGTATTTGAGCGTAAGGTTCCGATCGATTATAAACGAACGAAGTTAATTATGGAAATACCCAAAGATTTCGAAACAGATGTCCAAGAAGAAGAAGAAACACAAAATTATGAATCTATTTTACGTACAATTCAAAGACATTTAGATAATGCCACAAAAACACAAGACATTCCACATGGAGAACAAGATTGGTATAAACATGCGAGTCAGATATTAAATCATATTCAATTAGTACATAATATTAGTTATGCGGATTTTATAAAATATATCGTTCAGCATAATATAGATTCACTTATGCCGGAAGATAAGATCACGTTATTGTCTCATTTTTATTCAAAAATACACGATAAATTAGACGAAACAGAGGAAATAATGAAAATGTATTTGGATAAAAACATAATTAGTTATAAGAACAAATCCGGGTATGTTTTGGTAAATACGAAATCTTGGACTCTTTATATTCAATCTTCTGAAGATTCGAGTAAATGGAAAGAAGCTGAACCTGAAGATATACGTAATTTTAAACAATCAGGGGAAATGAATACAATTTTAGGAAAAAGTCCTGAGAAATATCCACGTATCGTGGGGTTTATAGACATGTTTAGAAATAATAAAGAAATGGTGTTTCGTATTAAAGATTTAAATCAACTACAAAATAATACAGGGACACGTATTAATGGTCAAACTCCCGGAAAAGGTGATATTATTAAACGTTTAAATCAAATTGTTCATGATGGTGAAGATATCAATGACACCATGTATAGTTTAACAAAGTCAAAGGAAATTATGCAACAAGGATTGTGTATTATAGTAGAATTAATATTACGACATAGAACACATAATGAATATCAAAATAAGGTCTGGTATTTGAATCCAGAACAAGCAAGTTATAATAATATTGCCAAATTCAGACGAACATAATTTATAAATATATGATGCTATTTATATATGAATAAAGTAAAACCAAAAGTAATCGGTCAAGGTACATATGGCTGCGTTCACTATCCGCCATTGTTATGCAATGGAAGCAAGGAACGCGATTTAGACCAAATTTCAAAATTAATGGAAACATCTGAGGCAAATAGTGAAATGAAAGAATATGCTTTAGTATCGAATGTAGATCGCAACCAAGATTTTTATCTTGGACAACCTAGTTTATGTAAAGTAGGAAATCAAAAATCAAATGTAAGGTCTATTCGTTCATGTAATATGAGTGGGGCTGTATTTGAGAATTATGACGATTATATGCTTATGTTAATGAAAAATGGTGGTGACAGTTTGAAAATATTTTCTGAAAATATCAAAAATGAAATAGTAAATGATTCAAATAAAAAGAAAATTCAGGATTTTTGGGTCTCTTGCCAGAATTTGTTTCTTGGACTCAACGCATTTCAAAAAGGAAATATTGTACACCATGATGTGAAACACCAAAATATCGTTTATCATAGTGAACGAAACGAAGTTAAATTTATTGATTTTGGATTAATGACACAAACAAAGAATGTTCTTAATAAAATAAAAGAGGATGGGTTTTGGTTGGCTATGTTTCATTGGTCGTTTCCAATAGAATTAGGATATTTAAATAAAGGAAATTTTAAAAAAATAAGTAAGAAAACAGATAGTGAAAAATTACATCATATTGGAAATATAATAGATGATATTAAAAAATATGTAAAATCTTCTAATAAAGACACTTCTAATGTATCAAATGAATCGATGGCATTCATTACTCTTTTAAATGAAGTTCATTGTAAAGACACCGCACATTACTGTACAAAAACGTTTGAGAACATTATGGAAGATTATTTACTTACATTAAAATCGCTCAATACAAAACATTATAAAAGTATTGTAGAAAAATCATATAATACAGTTGATTCATACGGTCTTGGACTCTCTTTAATGTATGTTTTAAATCGCGTGAATAAATTTATGGACAATGACTTTTCCAAGGAACTAGGTGATCTCTTTTATAATATGTACCATCCAAATATTCATGTTCGCTATGACATAGGAACCGCGCTTATGAAATATGAACATTTAATGAACAAATACATTTTAAATAAGAAAACTAAGGAATTTTCAAATCACAGCATTAATACTTCAACAAAGTCCAAGAAAAGTATTATGAGTGAAATTAAAACAACGTCTTTGAAAGATATTTCTTTGTCTTCAAAAAAAACATTAGATATTCTAACTGTAGATCCGGTTCGTCCATGTCCAGAAGGAAAGGAAATGAACCCAATTACAAATAAATGTATAAAAAAATGCAAGTCGGGATATAAACGCAATTCATCTTTTAAATGTAAAAAAGTAATAGGAGAATGTCCAGATGGGAAAATTTACAATCCTTTGACCAGACGTTGTGTGAAGAAATGTAAAGATGGTTATAAACACGATTCGTCTTTTAAATGTAAAAAAGTAATTGGAGAATGCCCTGATGGGAAAATCAGAAATCCTTTAACCGGGTATTGTGTGAAAAAATGTAAAGATGGGTATAGTAGAAATAATAAATTTCGATGTGTGAAAACACGTAAGATAAGAGCACGTACTGCCAGTTTATCGAATTCAACAAAATTGAATTTATAGTATATCATATAAATAATATAAACTCTATATATTATATTATTATTAACATGTCAACAGTTGTCATTAAAAAAAACAGAAGAAATGGAGAGAAGCGCGAAGGTGATTCGAAAATTTTTGGAGTTTATATGAAGTCTATTTTGGACCGAAAAATTAGTTTGTCTATCACCGAAATTGGTAAAAATGTGAAATCTAATTTAGAAACAAAATTAAATTCTACCATGGGGGGGAAATGCGTAAACGAAGGGTTTATTCGTCCAAACTCGTTGCGCATATTGAATTATTCCAGTGGATTAGTAAACAATAATGTGGTTGAATTCCACGTTGTATTTGAAACGATGGTTTGTTTGCCTACTGAAAATATGTTAATTGAGTGTATTTGTAAGACAATGACCAAAGCAGGTATTCACGCCTATGTAATTGACGACGAGAAAAATATGCCAATTACGATGTTTATTGCGCGCGATCATCATCATTTAGATGACCGGTTTAGTCAAATCAAAGAAGGGGATAAACTAAAATCAAAGGTTATTGGTATACGTTATGAATTAGATGATGAATATATTAGTGTTTTGGGTAAACTAATGTAAGACCACTTGATTATATTTTAGAATATTTGTTTTTTATTCACTGGTATAAATTATAACGTTATTATCTATATCTTTATTATATATATAATGTCTAAAAACAATGGTATTCCAACTTGGATAAAGTTAGGTAAAGTTGGTGCGAATGGTCCTGCAGGTCCACAGGGCGCACAAGGTGTAACTGGTGATACTGGTCGACCTGGTCCGGCAGGTCCGATTGGTCCAAAAGGTCCAGGAGGTCAGATCCAGATACTTAACACACTTACACTGCCACCTGTAGACGGGGTTGCCCAAGACGCAAATGTAACTAATAGTAGTAATAGTGCTAATATTGCCAAATTAACATTTAGTATTCCCCAAGGTTCTACGGGTATTCAGGGGCTTACAGGTGAAACACCTATTATATCTATTGTGGATGTTTCAACTGGTGGTCCAGGAACAGACGCAAGCGCATCTACAAATGGAGATGTTTCGAATCCTGATTTTTCTTTTATTATTCCACGAGGTGATGTAGGTCAAACACCTATTATATCTATTGTGGATGTTTCAACCGGTGGTCCAGGAACAGATGCAAGTGCTTCTACA